CTTCTCCTGTTATTAGAAATTCAGCTTTACTTGCTATAGGAGCAAGAATTGATAACACATTTGGTATTGGACCCGAAAGCTCAGCGAAAGTTGTAAAGATAATGAAAGCTGTTAGAGAATTAAATAATATAAAAGATACTGAAGATGATGATGTTAATAAATTGACGGGAAGAATAAATAAACATAATCCTTTTTACGATGAAAATGATGATTCAAGGGGTAAATTAATGGATGTTTTAATTAATGTTAATTTTGTTGCTACTGAATTAGATAGATTAAAAGGAGGAGACCCTAAACAATCAGTTTCTACAGCAGAATTAATTAACACTATTCTTCAAGGAATTCAAAAAGCATTGGGGGGTGTTAATAATTTTAGATTAATACCTGATGATGAAACTAACGTTTTAAGAATTTTTGATGATAAAGTTTCGGATCCTGCTAAAGTAAAATATACAGAATTAAAGGTATTAGGATTAGGAAATACAGTATATGAATATGGGTATAATTCAAAAATTTCAAATGAGTTAGCAACACAAATTGTTATTGCATCCCAAGCCCAACCTGAAAGTATAAATGAAGATGATTTTGCATTTTCTCATTTATCACAAGGAATTGAAGATAGAATCCAACCTGTAAAAATTACTGCCGATATAGATTCTGATGGAAATTCTTCTGAAGGTCAAGATCCAGATGGTAACAGCCCATTAACAGCATTAGTACTGTATTTAAGAGATATGTATTGTGTAATGGAATATGTAGCTAGTGATACAGATAGTGTTACGGACACTGCTTTTAAATCTTTACAAAAAGTAAATTCTCAAGATACAAAGAAAAAAGGACAAACTATAATTCCATTAGATTTTGATATGACTTTTGATGGAATTACTGGAATAATCCCAAATCAAGCTTTTATAATTGATAAAAAAAGATTACCAACTCAATACTTAATGTCAAATGGTAATCCAAAAGTAGCTTTTATCTTACATACTGTTCATCATGATTTTAAAAATAATAAATGGACTACTAAAATAAGTGGTCAAACTATTAATATAGATTATGAAGGAAAAGAAGCTGAAACTGCTGTACAAGAAATTATTGATAATGAAGTAAAAGAAATTTCAAATCAACCTCCTAAAAAACCTAAAAAATATAATAACTCAGGAGGAGGTTCTCAACCTGTAAACTCAAATACAGGTAGTGGAGCAACTGGAGAATATTTCCCTGCGGGTTGTCCTGATGATACAGGTCCAAAAGATTATACAAGACCTAATTTTTCTGGATTTGAAGATTATAAAGGAATAAGAATATATTATGGTAAAGGGAAAATACCTTCTAAATCTTCACAACAATTTGAAAATGTAAAATTAATTATAGATGCTTCTCAATCTATAGGATTTAATGCTGCAGGTTGTATTGGAGTTCTTAGTGTTGTTGGTAAAGAATCTAGTTTTGAATGTAAAGGGGAAAATATGAATTATAGTGTTGAAGGAGCTAGAAAAACATTTAATAAAATAATTTCAGAGAAATTAGGTGCCAACTATACTGATGATCAACTTTTAGAATATCTTCCTAGGGGAACTGGAAGTCCAGAAAAATTTGCAGAATTAGTATATGGAGAAAGAAGTGGTACTCCAAAAGGTGAAGGATGGCTTTATAGAGGAAGTGGGTTTAACCAACTTACACATAAATCTTCTTACGAAAAAAGAAGTAAATTAAGAAATAAGTATTTCGAACCATCAGTAGACCTTATGAGTAATCCTGATTTAATGAGAGAACCATGGTATGCTGCTCAAATTGCTGCTGTATTTTTAGCTGATAGAGTTATAAATAAACAGGGAGTTGACATTGGTAATTTCCCAAATGTAGATTCAGCTATAGTTCATTGTGCTTTTGCTAATTCTACAAATGCTAAAACTATCCCTTGTGATATAAGAAACGTAAATCTTGATGGAGATAGACCAGATAATGATAATACAAAAAGAAGAAAATATTATTCGGCTAAAAAGAAAGGTGCTATTTATTTTGAATTAACTCCAGGCACTTCATCAGCTAATAATTCATCAACAAATAATGCCCCAAAACCATCACCTACACCATCAGTACCAACACCATCACCATCAGTAGCAGCAACATATACAAGAATTGTTAATAGTTCTAGTGGTCCTTGGAGAGTACTTGATTCTAAAACTGATTATGAAGATGTTAATGGACAAAGAATGTACACAGTTACAGTTACAGTATTAAATGAATCAAATAATAAAACTGGAGTAGGAGTAGCTAAGGGAAATGGTGGTCTAAGTGCAATAAAAAGTTCTGCTCAATTTAAAGCTCAAAACAATACACTTAAATAATGATAGTATATTACCCAAAAAGCAAAGTTAAAACAAATCTAAAAACAATTGGAGGAGAATTTACTACCCCTGATGGAAATGATTATGTAGGGGATTATTATGAATTATGGAATGGGGAATGTAAAGCAGGTAAATCCCCAGCAACTAATAAAGACATTAAATTAACTAAAGTTAAAAATAATACACTTAATATGTCAAATGTTAGTACTAATGATAGTATTTATTTAAATCAAACAAGTTCTAACAGAAACATACAAGTTATAAATAATTCATCTAAACCACCTTCATTTACACCAAAACCAACTCCCGCTGACTATCAAAAAGGAGCAATTACAAGATATTTTTGTAAAAGAACAAAATCATCCAGTATTGAAATTATAGAAATTAGTAAAGATACTTATAATGATTTACAACTTAAAAAAGGAAATTATAATTATGTTTTATATAGTAGCTTTAAACTATTCTGGAAAATTTCAGGACCTTTATTTGATGATAATACATTAAAAAATGTTCCTATTGCCGGGATTATATCAACAAATTCAAAAATCCTTGCTAATAAAGCAAAAACATACCCAGGCATAGATATCTATTTAAATAATATAACTCAATTTTCTCAACCTCAAAAAATAGATGTTTTAGTAAATCAATATGCTGATAAAGGAGTTTTTAAATATAAAAAAAATAATGAAGATTTTATAGGTTATTATCATGTAATGGGAGATGGTACTATTATGGCAGGATCAAACCATGCCTCTAGTAAAAAAGAAATATTAATAGCAACTAATGATTTAATAAGACAAAAATTATTAGAAAAAGTTAATAAAACAATTTCTGAACTTAGTTTGGATCCCAAAGAAAAGGTTCGTATATTTGATACTAATAGCAAAGCTAAAATACAACCCACTACTAGAACAGCACCTAGTACTAGGTCATCCTTAGGAGGTGGAGGTGGTGGTTATTAAAGTTTTTTGGGAAAAAGGTTATGTATTATATTGTAGAAACAGAAGAACAGTTAAGTAGGTTATATTGCGGTGGAAAAGAATGTTATATAAACATTATTCCTTTAAGTGATCAATTCCATTCTTCATTAAATTCCCCATGTTTAATATATTTTAGAACTTTAGAATGTAAAGGGTATATGTTTCCTATTAATCATTCTGAGGGATACCTTTTAGATTTTAATAAAGTATTAAAATGGATAGATAGTAAATATGAATTTATTTATACTATCAATAAAAAAGAATGTTTATATTTTTTTGATAATAAAAAATTAATGGATATTAGTTATAATAGTTCTGAGTTTGTTACTTCTTTTAAAGATAAAATACATAATTTATATCCTGAAAAACCATACACTAATTCCTTAATACCCATAGCACATCATTACCAGGAACAAAATGAAATATTTGACCAAATAAAAGATAAATTATTACCAATGTTACCTTTTTATTCAGATACATTGCCTAGGGTATTTAAATCAATTGAAGAAGAAGGCATAAAAATAGATCCCAAATTATTTGATAAATATTTTGATTATAATCATAAAGAATGGTTTGTAAAAGATAATGTAGTTTACACTAAATATAATTTATATAATTTAACTACTAGACCTACAAATTCATTTAATAATATTAACTTTGCAGCTTTAAATAAAACAGATGGATCCAGAGCCGCATTTATTCCTAAAAATGATTATTTTTTTGAATTTGATTACGATTCATACCACGTTAGAATCGTTGCAAAATTGATAGATTATAAACTAACTAGAGATTCCGTGCACACTCAGTTGGGACAGCAGTATTTCGGTGTTAACTCGTTGACTCCTGCACAATATAAACAATCTAAGGAATTAACATTTAAACAATTATATGGGGGAGTTTTTAAAGAATATAAAGATCTTCCATTTTTTAAATCAATGACAGAATATGTAAATTCTTTATGGATAAAATTTAATAAAACAGAAAAATTAGAATTAATTGGAGGTAAGGTTTTAACTAAAAATCAAATACAAAACCCTACTCCTAATAAAATATTAAACTATTTAATTCAATCAGCTGAAACTTATTACAATGTTAAAGCTGTTGAAAAATTAATTGATTATTTAAAAAGTAAAACAAGTAGAGTTGTACTTTACACATATGATTCATTCTTATTAGATTATTCTAATGAGGATGGAAAGCAAATTCTTCCGGAAATTAAACGATTATTAGAAGAAGAAGGGTTTGTAATTAAAGTTCAATATGGCGTGAATTATGATTCTTTAAAAGAAATATAATATTTATTATGGAACATTACGACATAAATTTCGACGATTTGGCAAATAAGTTATTTTGTACTTTTACTGTGGAACAGGGGCTTGATGAGACTTTGAATGAAATTTCATCCAAGTACCAAATCCTATTTAACAAAATATTTGTATTATATATAGAATCAACTAATGAGTATGTATGTACTTATAATGTTGACTCTTTTAATATTACAGATTACATATTGCCTAATACGATTCTTTTACATAGAAAAAAAGAATCAAATACTTTATACACCATCAATGCTCTAAATAACTTGATCAAAAGTTTAAATGAGGGTGTATTAGACACATCTTTTAGAATTAACTGGCAGGATTATAGAAATTGTATTCTATTAACTAACGGGGGTGATTTTAAAAGATTAAATACGAAAATACATAAGATTATAAATCTTTAAAGAGATATTTGGCTACCCAAATTAGTTTTCGTATATTTAATAAGTTTCATTTATTAAAATTAGTTATATTATGAATTTAGATTTAATCTCAAGCAAGTTAGAAGAACTGCAATCCAAACCTGGACAAGGTAACAATCAAAAATTTGATAGAAGTCAATATTTTTGGAAAGCCCCATTAGGTAAAACCCAAATTAGGTTTGTACCTTTTGTGGAAAACAAAGAAAATCCATTTAGTGAAGTTTATTTTCACTATGGTATAGGAAATCGAACCATGATTTCACCTATTAATTATGGGGATAAAGATCCCATTGTTGAATTTTCTAAAGAACTTAGAAAAACATCAGAACCTGAAAATTGGAGACTAGCTAAAAAGTTAGAACCTAAAATGAGAATTTTTGCTCCTGTAGTAGTTAGAGGAGAAGAAGGTAAAGGTGTTAGATTTTGGGAATTTGGAAAACAAGTTTATCAAGAACTACTTAGTTATGCTTCAGATGAAGACTATGGTGATTTTACAGACGTAGTACAAGGTTTTGATATGACTGTTGATGTTGTACAAGGTAATCCATACCCAACAACTTCAATTAGAGTTAAACCAAGACAAACACCATTATCTGATAATAATGAAGAAGTAGAAAAGTGGTTAAAAGAACAACCTGAATTACTTAAATATTATAAGAAATATTCTTATGATGAAATGAAAGAAGCATTACAAAATTGGTTAAATCCTGATGAAGAAGGATCAACCCAAAAAGATAGTGATTCTGATTCTTCGGGTTATACTTTAAATGTTAAACAAAAACCTGCCGAATTTAACGAAGACGAATTCGACGATATTTTTAAATAAAATAATTTATGGCAAGAAAAAAGTTAAGTCTTGGAGGAGATATCTCCAAGTCTGTCAAGGGAACGTTCTCCCTTGATAAGTTTAAAGCAGCAAAAGGTTTAGGGAATACTAATAATACCTTTAAAGACCAAACTTGGATCCCATTATCACCAGCTTGGCAAAAAATGGTTTCATTACCTGGTATTCCTCAAGGACATATTACATTATTAAGAGGTCATTCCGATACAGGAAAGACCACTGCTTTACTAGAGGTAGCTGTTAATGCTCAAAAGATGGGTATTCTTCCAGTTTTCATCATTACAGAAATGAAATGGTCTTGGGAACACGCTCAAATGATGGGGTTGGACGTGTCAATAGAGAAGGATGAAGATGGAACAGTTCAAGGTGTTGATGGACCCTTTATCTTTGCAGATAGAGGACAGCTACCTACAGTAGAGGCAGTTGCAGGCTTTATGGCTGATCTTATGAGTGAACAGAAAAAAGGTAATTTACCTATGGATATGGTATTCCTATGGGATTCTATTGGTTCTGTTCCATGTCAAATGTCAGTTGAAAAAGCAAAAAATAATAATGAATGGAATGCTGGGGCAATGTCAACTCAATTTGGTAATTTTATTAACCAAGAAATTTTATTATCACGTAAACAAAGTTATCCATATGTAAATACTTTAGTTGCTATTAATAAAATCTGGGTTGAAAAACCAATTGGTCCTATGCAACCACCAACTATGAAAAATAAAGGTGGTAATACTATGTTTTTTGATTCTACTTTAATTGTAACTTTTGGTAATATTTCCAATTCAGGAACACTAAAAGTAAATGCTGTTAAAGATGGCAAAAAAGTAGAATGGGCTAAAAAAGTAAAAGTAGCAGTAGAAAAAAATCATATTTCTGGTGTTACTACTACAGGTAAAATTATTATAACCCCTCACGGATTTCTATCGGATGCTAAAAAGGATATTGATGCTTATAAAAAACAACATCAGGATGAATGGGGTGAAATTTTAGGATCTGGTCCATTTGAAGTTGTATTAGAAGGATCTGAAGCGGAAGATTATAATAATGTAGAAACCTTTAATGAATAAAGTTTATAAAGATATACTCAATAACTTGCATGAGGATTCAACTCTTGAGCCCCTACAATTAAATAGTAGGGTGCTCCTGGTTGATTCAATGAATACATTTTTACGTTCATTTGCAATGATTAATATGGTTAACCCCCAGGGAAACCATATAGGAGGATTAGTTGGATTTCTTAAATCCCTAGGTTATGCTATTAAATTAATTAAACCTACTAGAGTAGTTTTAGTATTTGATGGTCAAGGAAATATTACAAATAGAAGAAATACCTATGCTGAGTATAAAGCTAATAGACAAATAAAAAGAGTTACTAATTTTCAAGTATTTTCTTCATTAGAGGAAGAATCAGATTCAATAGCTGATCAAATGATGAGATTACTTGATTATTTAAAAACTCTTCCTATTAATATTTCTATAATTGATAAAATAGAAGCAGATGATACTATTGCTTATTTAAGTCAAAAACTAAAAAAAGACGTAATTATTTATTCTGCTGATCAAGATTTTTTACAATTAGTAGATAATAGAACTACAGTATATTCTCCGATTAAGAAGAAATTTTATAAACCTAATGATGTATATGAACAATATGGTTTATATCCTAATAATTTTATCACTATGAAATGTTTAATGGGTGATAAATCAGATAATCTTCCAGGTGTTAGAGGTTTAGGCCCTAAAAAATTATTTAAATTATTCCCGGAGTTATCTGAACAAAATATTTTTACATTACAAGAAGCGTATAAAAAAGCATCTAATAATGTAGAAGAACATAAATTATATGGTAATATACATTTATTTAAAAATCAATTAGAAATTAATTATGAATTAATGTCATTAAAAGACATTGTATTACTTGATCAAGACCAAAAGGAACTTAATACATTAATTGATTCTAATCCCTATGATTTTAATAAAAGAAAATTTTTAAAAATGTATGAAGAAGATTTACTAGGAAGATCAATTCCCAATGTAGAATTTTGGCTTTCAGAAGTATTTTCGTATCTTCACAAGTATAAAACTTAAAATAAGTTATGACATTAAAATCCCTATCACAATATGGACCTCACTTTCAAGTTAAAGTGTTAAATTCCTTATTGAAAAATAAAAAATTTGTCCTTAACATTAGAGATGTTTTATTACCTTCGTTTTTTGAAAATAATGCTCATCAATGGATTGTAAGAGAAATATTAAAATATTTTGACGAATATAATTCTTGTCCTAGTTTAGATTATTTATCAATTGAAGTTAAAAAAATAGATAATGAAGTACTTCAAACATCAGTTAAAGAACAACTTAAAGAGGTATTCAAATTAATAAATGAAGACCAAGAGTATGTTGAAACTGAATTTTCTAACTTTTGTAAAAACCAAGCATTAAAAAATGCATTACTAAAATCAGTAGATTTATTAAAAAGTGGAATGTTTGAAGATATTAGAGCCTTAGTTGATAATGCTTTAAAAGCTGGTCAAGATAAAAATGTAGGACATGAATATATAAAAGATTTAGAAGCTAGATATCATGAAGAAGATAGACAAGTAATTCCAACCCCTTGGGGGAGTATAAATGAATTACTTATGGGAGGAATAGGTGGTGGTGATTTTGGTTTGATATTTGGATCACCAGGAGGAGGTAAATCTTGGACTATGGTTGCCCTAGGAGCTCATGCTGTTAAATTAGGTTTAAATGTAGTCCATTATACTTTAGAATTATCTGAGGGATATGTTGGTAAAAGATATGATGCTTATTTTACTAAACACCCAGTTAATAGTATTCATTTAGCTCAGGATAAAGTAGCCGAAGAAATAAAAAAATTAAAAGGTACTTTAACTATAAAAGAATATGCTCCTGGACAAGCATCAATTTCAACCCTTGAGGCACATATCCAAAAAATAACAGATCTAGGATACCCTCCAGATTTAGTTATTATTGATTATGTAGATTTATTAAAAAGTAATTCTAATGCTAGGGATGAAAAAGAAAAACTGGACAATACTTATGTTTCCACTAAAGGATTAGCTAAGACTTTAAATATTCCTATTTGGTCTGTATCTCAGGTTAACAGAGCGGGTGCAAGAGATGATGTTATTGAAGGAGATAAAGCAGCAGGATCGTATAATAAATTAATGATTACTGATTTTTGTATGTCTCTTTCTCGATTAGCTCAAGATAAAGTTAATGGAACTGGAAGGTTTTTCTTAATGAAAAACCGATATGGTATGGATGGTATGACTTATTATGCCGATATAGATACTGCAACAGGTCACATAAAGATGAGTAATACTCCTAAAAATATGGATGATGTTGCCCAATCTGCAAGTAATGGTCAATATAATGAACCATCTGTGAAAGATAGAAAATCTGTAGCTCCTATTGCTGAAAATTTCTTTATGAATTCATAAAGGAGTATTAAGTATATACCATATTTATGAACCCAAACTTAAAAGTTTAAATTAAATATCTATGAAAAAATCATTATTACAAGAAAGAATAGTTTACAAACCTTTTGAATATCCACAAGCACACGATTATTGGATGAAACAACAACAAGCACATTGGTTGCATACAGAAGTGCCAATGATGTCAGATGTAAATGATTGGAAACAGAATTTAAATGAAACAGAAAAAAATATTATTGGTTCAATTTTAAAAGGGTTTGCACAAACTGAAACTGTAGTAAATGATTATTGGTCAACATTAGTAACTTCTTGGTTTAGAAAAC